GAGGGGGTGACCCTGAATACGCACCTTCACCAAAAAACATTTTAGTCATAGTTCTAAAAAAATGTACACCAGCGATCCAGTATGCCGCATCAAAAGAAGTTTCACAGTAAAAATCTCCTACAATGGTAATTTTATCTAGTTTACTGTTTTCATAGGCTGCAAACGGATAATTATTATGTATAGGATCCATTGAAGAATAGTTTGCTGAATGTGTTAAAGTTACTGAAGGTGTATAAGGAAAAATAAAGCCGTTACTGTTTATAAGCGGACCTAATATAGGACCTTGGTAAGTTCCATAACTTTGTCCACCTAGTTGAAGATCAAATAAACTGTCTATTGGGGGTAAACTTAATCGTACCCGCCAGTCTTTAGGACCATTTGATACAAATTTGGCTTGACCTTGACCGTAGACACCGTCTCCTTCTGCACCTGGAGCCACTGTGCTACTGCCTGGGGCGCCAAATAACTTTCTGGCTCCTTGTACAAGTCCTACCCCCGACTTAACAAGACCGCCCAGGTTGCCGCCGATGCTGGTACCGAAATTATCAGCACCTTCTAAAAATTTATTAATACCCTGTGTCATGTTTGGCTATCTCCGTTACATATATTTATTGACTTTATTATCTACTGAGTTTATTATAGCATAGAGGAGTTCCACAATAAAAATGAAAAAAGTTAACTACTTAAACAACAAAGATTTATTGGCAGAAATACACAAAAGTAAAAATTCGTATTCAAGTTTTACTAAACAAGAATACCATCAATACGATTTAATCTTGCCAAGTATTGAAAAAATCAACATACGCACAGTGGCAGAAGCCAAACGTGTTCGAGCAAAGCGTTTGTCCCAGCAGGCCTTTGAAGCAGCCAAGGCTGTTGACCCAAAGGTCAAACTTGCAGAGTTCGAAGTCGATTATAAAAAGATCGAGAAAACAGATGTAGTTTTTAGGATCATGACCTACGAGCATATTCCTGACGAACCAGGAAGAAAAAAGAGTGTTAAAAGTGCGGCAGATGCCAAGGCAAAGGTAAACTTTCCGGCATTCCAACATTGGAAGTTTGACGAAAACGATAACTTAGAATGTGTAGGTAAAAGTCACTGGACAGGTGGTGTAAAAACTGGTAAGTTCAGCAAAGAGCACGGACAGATCACCAACACGTTGGCCCGTATGTATATTAAACTTTGTGAACGTTACGCTACTCGAGGCAACGTCCGCGGATATACTTACAATGAAGAAATGAAAGGTCAGGCAATTCTTCAACTTACACAAATTGGATTACAATTCGATGAGTCAAAAAGTGATAACCCGTTTGCATATTTTACCGCCGCAGTTACTAACTCGTTCGTGCGTGTCATCAATATTGAAAAGAAAATGCAAAACATCCGAGACGACATCCTTGAAATGAACGGCATGAACCCTAGTAATACTAGAATGGTTAACCACGAATATTCAAATGCTATGAAACGAGAAGTCGATGCTTCAGTCGAAACACCCGCTGAGGATTGACATTACTTTAAATTTTTGCTACACTACTAGGACTTATGTTTAAAAAAATTGCTGCCTTTACAGATATCCATTTTGGGTTAAAATCAAATAGTTCCACACATAATCAAGACTGCGAAGATTTTGTAGACTGGTTCATTGCTGAAGCAAAGAAAGATGGCTGTGACACTGGCATCTTCCTAGGCGATTGGCATCATAATCGTAACAGTCTCAACATGCTAACTATGGTTTCCAGTGTTAAAGCATTGGAAAAACTAGGCAAAGCCTTTGATCAGTTCTATTTCTTTCCAGGTAATCACGACTTGTATTACAAAGACAAGCGTGATGTACATTCGGTAGACTGGGGACGTCACATTCCCGGAGTTACCATTGTAAATGAGATTACCACCATAGGAGATACAACTATGGTGCCTTGGTTAATAGGCGAAGAATGGAAAAAGATGGAGAAGTTAAAGAGTCGATATGTTTTTGGACACTTTGAACTTCCATTGTTTATGATGAACGCCATGGTACAGATGCCAGATCACGGCGAACTACAGGCCAGTAACTTTAAAAATCCCGAGTATGTATTCAGCGGACACTTTCACAAACGTCAAGCCAAGCAGAACATTGTTTACATTGGTAATGCATTTCCACATAACTATGCAGATGCATGGGACGATGACCGTGGTATAATGATTTTAGAACACGGTGGAAAGCCGCAGTATAAAGTTTGGCCCGATGCACCTAAGTTTAAAACTGTCAAACTGAGTCAACTAATCGACGAAGGCGATGACCTTATCAAAAGCAAAACTTATCTAAGAGTAGGCATCGACATTGACATCAGTTACGAAGAAGCCAGTTACATCAAAGAAACATTTTTAGCAAACGGTGATCTGCGTGAACTTACACTTATTCCTGAAAAGAAGGAAGTGGAAATCAACAACGACATCGATGTTGAACATTTTGAAAGTGTGGATCAAATTGTCAGCAATCAAATCGCCAACATTCAAAGCGACAACTACGATTCCAAAGTGTTGCTTGCAATCTATAATAACCTATAACAGATGATAAAATTAAAAGATTTAACTGTAAAAAACTTCATGAGTGTGGGAAATGCCACACAAGCGGTTAATTTCTGCACAGAGCAGTTGACGTTAGTGCTGGGTGAGAATCTAGACCAGGGCGGAGATGACAGCGGAAGTCGTAACGGCACTGGCAAGACCACTATTGTCAATGCGCTGAGTTATGCATTGTTTGGCCAAGCACTTACAAACATTAAAAAAGACAATTTGATCAATAAGATCAACGGTAAAAACATGTTGGTCACTGTTGAATTTGAAAAAGATGGAAAACTTTATCGCATCGAACGTGGACGTAAGCCAAATGTGCTTAAATTCTATATCGACGATCAAGTAATTGACGATCAAGATGTCGACGATGAAGGACAGGGCGATAGTAGAGAAACACAAAAAGACATCGACGAACTGTTTGGTATGAGTCACGACATGTTCAAACACATTGTTGCCTTAAACACCTATACTGAACCGTTTCTTTCAATGAAGGCCAATGACCAACGTGCCATCATTGAACAACTACTAGGCATTACTCTGCTCAGTGAAAAAGCAGAAATGCTCAAGGAACAGATTAGAATCAGCAAAGACGACATTCTACAAGAAAGTGCTAAAATCGATGCTGTAAAGAAAAGCAATGATAGAATTCAGGAAAGTATCAACAGTTTAAAGTTGAAGCAAAGTGCATGGCAGAAAAATAAAGAAACAGATATTACAAAAATTCAAAAAGCCATCGACGAACTTGCTGGTGTAGACATTGAGCATGAAATTAATCAACATGCTCTTTTAAAAACCTATGACGACCACGCGGCTAAAATTAAAAGTCTTAACAAAGAACGTGCTACTTTAGAAACTGCGCTGATGCAGGCAGATAAGACTGTTAAAAAATATGAAAAAGAAATTACAAAATTAGCAGATAACAAATGCCCTGCCTGTGAGCAAGACCTGCACGACCACAAGCATGAAGAAATGATTAAGTCTGCTGAAAAGAATTTACTTGAAGCAGATATATACATGTCCGATGTTGCTGGAAAATTAGAAGTTGTAATAAAAGAACTGGATGGTATTGGAGATATCAACGGGCGCCCTGTGTCTTTCTATGACACATTGGACGAAGCATACAACCATCGCAGTAATTTAGAAAATCTAGGTACTCAGTTAGAAAATAAACGCAATGAACTTGATACCTATCAAGAACAAATAGAAGATTTAGAGAATACTGCACTGCAAGATGTTTCGTGGGACTCCGTTAATAGTTTAACTTTGATGAAAGACCATCAAGAATTTTTATTAAAACTGTTGACTAACAAAGATTCGTTTATTCGTAAGAAAATCATTGATCAGAATCTTGCTTATCTTAACAACAGATTAACCTACTATCTTGACAAGGTCGGTCTTCCGCACAGCGTAGTATTCCAAAACGACTTGAGTGTTGAAATTACACAGTTGGGCCAGGATCTAGACTTTGATAATTTGAGTCGTGGTGAACGTAATAGACTAATACTTGGATTGTCATGGAGTTTCCGTGATGTATGGGAAAGTTTATATCAAAATATTAACTTGTTATTCATTGACGAACTTATCGACAGTGGAATGGATGCTGCCGGTGTTGAAGGCAGTCTAGGTATATTGAAAAAGATGGGTCGTGAACGACATAAAAACATTTACTTGATCAGTCACAGAGATGAATTGATTGGTAGAGTAAACAATGTATTAAGAGTTATTAAAGAAAACGGTTTTACTAGTTATAGCAACGACATAGAAATTCATGAGTGACGAAATAGAAGATAGTTTGCATGACAAAATTGTCAAGGCATTTATTAGATACTGTACAGCCAACGAGAAATTTGAAAACTTTGGATATATTCAAAGTGCCAGAGATGCTCGTGCGGCTCTCAACGACATTTCACCACTAATTAAACACAGGCGCAGAGAAATACAAGAAACAAGAATTAAAATGCACGGGAATCCTATGTTGGGTATTGAGCCCACAGAACCCAGCGAACGCAGGCAACGAAAAATAGACAGGCAACGCCAAAAAGAACAGGCTAAGGACGACACAAACACTAATTAACATTGTGCTGTGGACGTATCAAAATCAACCTGTAGAAGAGATTCCAGAAGGCTATATTGGCTTTGTGTATCTTATTACGAATCTACAAACCGGACAAAAATACATAGGCAAAAAACTAGCACAGTTTAAACGCACCAAACCACCACTCAAAGGCAAAAAACTTAAAAGAAGAAGTGTAGTAGAAAGCGATTGGCGCGACTAC